TCTTGTCACTGCCATCGGTAATTTTGATCTTCTTCTCGGCAAGGCAAACTCGGATGGCTTCCCCGGTAAACCAGGAGGCTATTGACGGTGATACAGAAATGAGATTATCATCACCATATACCAACAAGCAAACTGACACCCCAAAAAGATTTCTTTGGGGCTTGGGTGCCAGCTTTTTGTAGGCATAACGGATCAGAATCTCATGAAGACTGAATACCACACTACAGCC